TGCGGCTGTACCGATTGCTTTATCGACAATACCTTCATCAATTGATTCGTCAGTCATCTCTGTGATTTCTTTTGCCCAACCGTCTAACTCATTAACTTCTTCAATTTCATTAATGATATTACTATTAAGTTTGTTTAAGATAGGTAAAACACTTTCGATTCTTGGGTCGATTGATTCTTGTGCAAACATTTCTGCAATGCTTGTGTGATCAGAATCATCTTCCATAAGGGGAGGTGTCCAAGACTCAAAGTAATGATTGTATCCTCTATGACTTTGCATCTTTTGTAAAGTTTCTTTTAATGATCTATGATGATTTACACCTTCAGCAATAAGTTTTGCAACTGATTCATTAAACTCACCTCTACGAGTAGCACGTATAAACCCTGCCATTTTAGTATATTCTTCTACTAATGCAGTAATGTGCTTACCTCTTTCATCATACGGAGTTCCACCTTCTGCTACGTGTCTACCATATACACGTGCAATGCCTGGCATTTTAGTAGGGACTGCAAAACGTTCACCTTCAGTGTTTTCAACAAAAATCTTGTGTACGTTTCTCCAACGTTGTTCTCCCTCACCGATTTGTCTGTCATGTTGTATTACAACTTTCACATTTGGTATGTTATCGTTATATGATGTCATCTTATTAACAGCATGATAACCTTCTGTCATCTTTTCTTTCATTTTATAATAATCCCTTTGACGCATATCGTCACCTAAACGATCACTGTCATGTAAGCCGAAGTTTAGTTGTTTAGATAATGCCCATTGCTTTAAGTGTTTTAGTAATCCGGTCCAAGAATCATCGTAGTCCATGCCTTTAGTTTGCCCCGGTGGACTGCCTGCTTGATTGTCATCATAATATAGATTTAGTGATGATGTTTTGTCGATAGTAGCCCATGCTTTTCCATAGTTCTCACCATCTTTAATGAATTGAAACTCAAATACGTCTGCTGTTTCCGGGTTTGTTCTTTCATTTTTAGAATCTTTAGGTGCAGGTTTATACCCACGAGTCCTAAGAATCTGATATAAACGATTATTGAATGATTCCTGATCAATTGCCATACTATTATTTATCTCTTTTAGTTAATCACAGCAAAGAACGGAAGCGGTGCAACCATCTCATCATGGTCTCGCATATGCTCAGTTAAATCACTGTGAAAGTCTGTGATGTCTTGGAGAATGCGTACTACAAGCAATGTAGCCATTACTAAGTCATCGTTATCACCAATCTTTGCTTGATAACTACCACCTGCGGCAACGAAAGTTTTTAACTCACTGATTAGTGCTTTACTTTTTACATTCATTTTCTTACTTTCCATCAATGTTTTAAACTTAGCACAAGCAGAAAGTTTGACTTTTTGTGTAGTGTTGTATCCTCTACGTTTTTTACCTTTCTCACTTAAGAAAATACCTTGAATATTTGCCTCACCGTACTCGGCTAATGATATCAAAGCGGCTTCTCCTATTGAATTATTTTCAAGTGAGTAATAAATGTTATTTGGTTCTCCGGTGCTGTCTGCAATATATTGTGTAATCTGTCCTAGTAACTTAATTTGTCTAGGAATATCTGTTTTATTGTCTTTCCATTCACCTATTTGTGTCGTTGTGTTTGCTTCAAAGATTTGTATTGCGGCTGGATCTCCACCTGTGCCTAATGATGGATCTAGTCCTACACAGTATACCATGCCTTTCTTGGGTTGTTGAAACCATCTAACTTGACCCATTCTATCTGTAGGCTCTACTGATTCTAACATGATTAATGTATTAGGATTGATTAATGTTTCATCTGCAATTAAGAATTCACAACCGATCTCACGTGCAAATCTGTCGTCTCCTAACTGTGCTTTGATTTCTTCTGCCCACTTATCATCACGTCCGGGCTGTTCATGCCAATATGATCTAAAAGGTTTAAATCCATTAACACCTAGTTCTGTTTCTTCGCCGTTAGCATCTATATTCTTATTTGCTTGTTTCCAAATCAATGCAAACTGATCTTCATCAGAGTTCGGAGTAGATGTGATGATTGCTTTACCACCTGTTGCTAGTGTTGGTGTGATAGAAGTCCAAAACTGTTCGGCAATTGTAGGTCTTACGAATGCAAACTCATCCAGATACAAGAGTGTAATCGACATACCACGACCCGTATTCTCTGTAGTCGTTGCGGATACAATACGAGAGCCATTCTCAAAGTCTAACGATCCTTTGTTGTATGTAACAACACCTGCTTTAATATGTGTAGGACAGTTTTCATATGCATATCTGATACGTTGCATAATCTCTTGTGAGCCTGTGTACTTATGTGCGGCGATTAGAATCGTAGCATCAGGTACAAACATAGCATACCATAATAAGTAACCTGCGGCTGACGTAGACTTACCAGACTGTCTAGGCATCAATGCGATTGAATATCTGTAGTTATGATACGTATCGATTAATCGTTCTTGGTATTCATAAGGATGATATTGAATCGATCCCTGTGTTGGATGCTGAATATAAAAGAAGTTATCCATAAAGTATAGATAACCAGTTTCAGGATCACAACATTTTACAAAGTCATCAATCTCTGTTTGATTTTTAAATGCTGTTTTCTTATAAGCAGGTTTGACTAACTCGCCCGTTCCGCTTGTATTAAAGTTGCTCATACTACTATTTAGTAGTCTTTAGTGTGCTTTTTTATAATCTTGGTAGTCTAAGAAGAATCCTATAGCAACGAGAATGTTCATTCCTAATGATGCAATGATCATATGTATGTCTTGGTAGACATCTAATTTGAGACTGAGATGCAAATGCCCTACTGCCCAAAATGGAATAGCCAATTGCTGACTAATCCATGATATAGTGTATTTGACAAAGGTTAACTTACTTGATATCAAGACCTTGTGCCTTTGTTGCAACGATACAATAGTAATGCTCTCGCATTTTAATAGTATCGCCTTCTGGATTTTCAGGATTTTGATGTTCTAAATCAAACTCTAAGTTGTTAAACTGTTCAATTTGAAATCCAGTACGTTGTAAGAGTGCGGCTAATTGTGTAGAGCCAAAGATACTGTAATGATTTAAGTTAAATTCATGTTTACGATCATTATCAGGAGCAGGCACTTCGATATAAATTTTTGATCCTTGTTTTAGAATACGATTGTATTCCATTAAACTAAAGATTGGATAAGGTGAATGCTCTAATGCATGACGTAAGAAAATAAAGTCTACACTTTCATCATGGTAACCATCTTTCTGTGGTAAAAATGATAAATCATATCCCGCAGTCTTATGTCCTTTTTCTTCACAGATTTTAATATCACCTGGCGATAAAGTAATACCCAATACATCTGTGTATTCTCTCTTTTTCATTTCATCTAAAAAGTAGCCCGGGCCACATCCTAAATCTAAAATCTTTGCATCTTTGGGCAATTCTAATGGATCGATATAAGTTTCGACTACTTGGGTTGTAAGATTTTTATGAAAAGGGCTGTCCCCTTCATCATAAATGTGAGCAGTATATAGCCACTCATTGTAAAACTTTAACTTGACTAAATCAAGTGTGTTATTAATATCATATGGGATTTCCATTCAATGCTCCTTCGTGCAGATATAAGAAATAGTATGATAATATTTAGTGACAAAAACTGTCTAAGAATTATTTTTTATTTCCAAGGTCTACTAGATGCTAATGGAACTGTTGAAGTAGGTGTTGCTGTATTTCCAACATACTTAGCAGGAAGCAAATTAAGATCAGCAGTGTTTAATGCGTTATAACCGGGTAAATTAACATTACCACTTGCGCCGCCCTTTCTATTCAGTTCTGCTACTTCTGATACTCTTAATTCTTGTCTGAATTGTAATGTACTAGCAGGAGCATTTGTAGTAGATGCGGGTGTTGTAAGAAATATATCTGTTGCTGGAATAGTTGTTTGTGTTGCATTGTCAACTGTCTCACTAACAATAGCACCTGAGGCGAAAGGATCAGTGCCTGTAGCGCCTACAAAGTTCATTGAAGCAAGTGTAGCAGTTGGAGTATCGTTATCATTAATACTTGTATCTCTGACTAATGCTAAGTTATAATAGTTGCCTGCGGCTATGCCATCAGATGCTACGATTGATGCTAATACATCTGCGACAGTAGTTGTCGCATCATCAGCATAATTAAAGATTGTTATTAATCCTGTTAATCCTTTAACTGGTACGTTGACGGCTGCCATTATCTTTCATACCCTTTGAAACCTTCTACTGGACTTTGTTTATTGATTGAAGGTAGTTCTGAAGATTTCAAATCACCATCATTTAAATCTTCCCATTCAGAGCCCACTGCTTTATATGCTGATTTCAACATATTAGATTCTACTTCAGTATATGGTACAGCCATGTTGCTTGTGCCTATCCAACTTTCTGAATCTAAATCAATTACTTCGTGGTCTGACTCACCGTTTGCTTGTGCTAATGCCATCATTACACGATTCAATTCGTAGATTCTGTCTCTACCTTCTTCGTCTTGGAACTTGTGCATTCCTCTTGAACCGTAACGTTGACGTTTAGTTAGTTTGCCAGGTTCGTTGTCTTCGTTTAAGAATTCTTTTGCTCTCATTATGGAGTTTCTTCAGTTGTAATTGTTTCGTCTACTTCAGTTGCAAGTTCAGAATCTACATAGCCATCAAGTGCTAGTGGTAAACCTGCTGGAGCAGATCCTTGGAACATAACTGAAGAATTAATAAAATGAAATAGTGTTTGTGAACCGGTTACGTTTGCAGTGTCAGGATCTATTAATATTCTGACGTTGCCAGAGTTGACATCCATGTCATATCCGCTTCCTTGTATTAACACATTCCCCCATTGTGTAGATGAATATGCTGAAAACTTGATGTTTGCTGAGTTAGCACTAAGTTGTGCATCAAGTCTTACATCTTGTTGATCTACTGTGCCTGGATCATTAGTCTTAATAAAGAATGAACCCAATGTAAATGCATTTGCTGGGTACTCCCAAATGACTTGTTGTGCAGTATTGCCTGTTGTATACGTGTTAGATGATATTACAGCAGTCGATGATAAGTTAGCAAAGTTATTGTTTATCTTATCAAAGGCAACTCTTAACGGATCACCAGAACCATCGTTCGGTAATGCACCGATGTTAATAATTTCGTAATTTACAGCCATATGTTTATCCCAGTCTTATATTGTATTTATGCGATTGGGTAAGTAACCAATGTTATTCTTTTGGTGGAGTAGCCTTCATATTTTCTCTGGCTAATCCGTTCATTTTTTCAAAACTACGCATACCACCTAGACCTAACATAGACAATGTAAGTGTCATCAAACCTTCTGTTTGTATGACTGGTAGTGTAACATCTGCTCCACTTACTACAACTGCCCAGTTGGCAACTGGTGCTAGAACATAAGACCATGCTAGTCCAAATGCACATATCCACATAATTGCTGGTCTTGCTCCTGCTACAAAAATACTTGGATGTTTTGCTTGTTCTAAATTAATTTGATTTTGTTGTAGATTTGCATTATGTAACACCATCTTAAGTTCGTGTTCCATTTCTGCTTTCTTGTCTTTGTCAACAATAAACTTGTCTAGTATAGGCCCTGCGGCGCCGATAACTGAATCAATAATTCCTAATCCCATGATAGAAACCTCCTATAATATACTACTATTTATCATCTCCAGTGATAAAGGCTGTCTTCTACATGCTTACGATTGTAAGATAGTATGGGTTCCATGGCTTTATAGATATCTTTTAATTCATCAATTGACTTGTTTTCGATGTATTTTATAACTTCAAATATTTTATACAAACGTTCTTCATGGTTAGTACAGTCATCATATGACTCGTCCCAAAAGTCACTGAAAGTCTTATAGCCGTGTTCATGTAGATACTTTAGTGTACCCGGGGGTGCCATAAGAATAAAAGGTTTTCGATACCACATGGGTTGATGTACTTTTTCACTATAGTTTGGAGTAGGTTGTGCGAACCTAGATTCTGTAACAATATCACAAAATATATCTTTATAATATTTTTCTATAGGGGTAAAGTCATCTTCAGAAGGGTCAAAGTGATCATCAACTGTAGTGTTAACTGGATACGGAGTCTTTTCTATGTCTAGTAATTCATCAAAGTGTACATCAACATTATAAGGGCCGTCATTATCTAATGACTGTATGCCTTCATATAAACGTGTCTTATATTTCTTAGGACACTTTCTGATATCGAACCAAGGTAAAATCTGTAATCTTACCATATCAGTCTTATAAACAAAACTAACATCTGCATTACTATTCGCAAGAAATGCGGCTATTAGATTTCTATGCGGTGTCCATCTCCAGTTTAAGTTTATAAACTTTTTTGAAAAGTTATTAGCGGCAATGCCTAGTAAATCCCAGTTCTCATATGAATCATCATAGATATTAACAAATACAGCATTTTTAATAAATGTATCTTCGCATGTTACTGACATCCATTCGTTATAATAAGGAAACATGTTTTCTGATTTATAGTCACATGTTTTTACTTTAACATTTGTAAGATTATTTCTAGTAATGTAATCACGTATACAATCTAATTCATCAGAACGCATATGCTCTGGTTTTTCTTTACCATTAAATTCTGAATAAAATGTTAATGTATGTCCAGGTACTTTTGAATTATCATACATGCACATAGGTTCATTTAAATAAAATGTTACACCCGTTTCATTTAATTGTTGTACGATTTCTGGGGTATGATTTATGCTTTCTAATTCTGACATGCGACCATTGTACATATATACATATGTTGGCTTATAATCATTATAGTCTACACTAGGTAAGATACGTTGTTTTAATTGTTCATCCTGTGATGCCGCTCGTTCTTCTAAATCAGGAAAATAAAACCAATGTAGTTTATTCCAAATCCACAAATCATCTTTGTTGTCGATTGAAATATCGATACCTTCTTGCTCAAGGTCATTGGCCATGGGGACTGTTTTTGACATTACATTATTTATTTACCAAGCATCAAAGTAATAAATTAAAGAAGTACAGATGTGTTCTACTTCTTCATCCGTTAGTTCAGGATAAATAGGAAGTGATAGAACACCTCTACAAAGAGCATGACTTGTACTCATCATGTCTGGTCTTTCTTTTATATACTCAGAGTTACCTATAATTGTATCACTTAATGGTTTGTCATAATGTATTCTGACATCAATTTCTTTTTCTTCTAATACTTTTTTAAGACCGTCACGTTCTACGTTGTTTCTGATTACAAACTTTTGATCTGCATGTACACCTCTATTACTCATAGCAGTAACAGACGGTATCTTGTCTATTGTGTCTAAGTATCTAAGTCTAATTTCTTTTCTACGTGCTTGCCAGTCATCAATATATTTTGTTCTGACTAATAGATGGGCACAGTCAATCTCACTCATTTTTGAATTAGTACCAGGATATAAATGATCTGGTTTACCGTTGTTTCTCCAACGCATTGCAAAGCCAGCAAGTTCTTCATCATTAGTAACAAGGGCTCCACCATTACCACTCGCACTTAGATTTTTAGTTGGGTCAAAACTAATAGCCATACCAACACCTACATGACCGTCTGCAACTAACCAATGTTGTGCTCCGTCTACAATGCACACATTTTCAAAACGATCTTGGGGTATAGGATTTCCATACAAACCTACATAACATTCTAACTTAGGTTGCTCTGGATCTGAATTAGGTATCATAATACCATTACTGTCAACATCACATAAATCAATATTGAATCCTGCTGAAGCAAATGCATTTAATGTTGCTGGATAGGTTATGTTTGGTATTCTGATTGTGCGATAGGCTTCTTTATCATACTTCCATTCTGTATAAGGATCTGTGTCTGGCATTGTTGCGATTTCATGTCTTGCCATAATTTCTAATGCTTGTGTACCACTATGACATAATATGACATATTGACAGCCTGTTCTATCTGATAGCCATTCTTTTACTTGTTCTGAATAAGGTCCGTCAACAAGTATGCCAGTAGACATAACAGAGTCTGTAACAGATAGTAGTTCGGACTTTAAGTTTTGATATTGTCGATCAAGTCCAAAATGTTTAATCGGACTTCTTGTCATTGAATTGCTCTTGCCAATATTTAGAATTTAATAACCAATTATGATAAATCATTAAACCCTCATTTAAATCAGTTGACGGTTCATATTTAAAATCTTTTTGTGCTTTTGCAATACTTAACGCACCTCGACTTGGAAAGGCTGTATCTTTTTGTTTTACATCAATGTTACCTTTACCAACAATATCTTTGACTGCTTGTGCGGCATCATATAACGTGACACCTTTTGATCTTGTAAGATTATACGTTTGATTCTTTGCTTTAGTAGATGTTGTTGCTTGTACGATACCGTCAGCAACGTCATTAACAAACGAAAAGTCTAACTTTTCCATTTTGCCATTAACAGTTATTTTCTTACCTGTCATTGCATTAATAAAGAATTTAGAAATAACTCTATCACAGACATCTAGTGGACCATAAACAGCACTAGGACGAATGATAGTGTGGGGTAACTTATACTGTCTTGTATAATCTTTGACTAGCAACTCTCCTGCATACTTCATAATCGCATACTGACCTTTAGGATTGCATTCTGTATCTTCAGTTACACCGTCAGCAAAATCACCATAGACCATAGAAGAACTAATATAAGTGAAACGTTTTACTTTGTTTTGTTTACTAAGTTCTAATAAGTTAAGTAGTCCTTCACTCATTACTTTAGAACCTTGTGTTGGATCTGCATTAACAACTTTTTGTCTTGGGAAACTTGCAAGATGAATAACAGCATCAAACTTTTCTTTGTCGAATAAAGTCTTTAATTCAGGATTAGCAATATCAATTGTATAGATATTCAAATTTACTGCATCAGTAATACGACCAGCAATACCAAAGAAACGTTCTTGCATAACTGCATCAAGTTCATCATTATCTATAATGCCATAGTCTGTCTTTTTATCAATGATGGCAACATCATGTCCTTCATTGATTAGTTTGACAACGACATGTGAGCCAATAAATCCAAGACCGCCTGTTACTAGAATTTTTTGCTTTTTCTTTGCCATAGTTTACTCGTATTTTAATTTCCAATATGTAACTTCTTTGTCTGTGAAGTATGCCTTTATCGTATACTTATGTCCCATATAATCTGGCGCATTACTTCTTACCCACTTAGCAGTTGGATTACTATTCTCCATAACATACTTACCTGCTTCTGTTTGTTGCCATTTATAAATAGGCTCGGCAATCATCAGATCAGGGTCTTCAACATCTCCCATTACTATTTGATGTACGTCTACTTCAGTTGCTTCCCATTCTTCTTTTTCTAACATCTTATTATTATAGTTTATATAGACTCATTTTTCAAACTGATTGGGAAAATTTGTGAGATCACTGTTGCTACTGCATGAGCAATATCAATATGTTCTTGTTGTGTACCATTAGCACCACGTAACTCAATGTAATGAACCCAACTACGTAAGGTACCATTTACATACATTCGACTTACAGTGTTTCCTTCTGGTAGTACTGCTCTTGCTTGTTCTTTAGCAATGCCGTTATCGATAGCCCAGTTGTATGCATCTAGTGAAGCATTGATGACACTACGTTGCTTGTCTTCCCACATTGCTTGTAACTCTACATCATCAGTAACCACACTGTTCTGTCTATTCTTAGGGTCTTGCAGTCTTGCTTCACGTATTTCAAAGTCTAACTCGTCAGTAGGGTCAGCATAACGTTGACTGAACTCCTGAAAAGAAAATGATCTATGACGTAAAATCTGTCTAGCAATATCACGTGTAGTTTCAATCTCTAAACATGCTGACACCATTTCAAGTGGAGACCAATGTTTGTGTTTCATCAAATACTTTACAAGTTTTTCACTTGTTTCTTTGTTGTTCTGATTATCTGGGTTACTTACTCTTGCACAATATGCAACTAAATCTAATGCTGACTCATTAAAGTCTGGTGCTTGTGAATGACTAATTAGTTTAACTTTCAAGTTTGTTCCTTATCATAATAGAGTGAAGGGACCGAAGTCCCTTCTATAGTTTACAGAGATTTTATAGACCACTTAGTAGTTTATCTGTTTCAGGTTGAACTGCTTCTGCAATTCTTTCTATGTTAAGAATAAAATCTATTGATAAGATTTCATCTTCATATTCCTCTAACAGTTTACCAACTATAATTTCTACTGTTTCGGTGTCAAGTCCTTGTCTTAAGAACTTTTCAATGTTAATGGTTTTCTGTTTACGTCCAGTTAAACGGAGAACTAGTTTCTGTAAAAATTCTACAGGTATCTTATGTTTATCAACATCTTCCAGGAGTCGTTCCCAATCCTGTATTGAACGAGATTTATCTCCCATCGGAGACCTCCTTGTTATTTTGCCGCTGTTTTCTTACGTGTTGTCTTTTTTGCAGGTGTCTTCTTTGCTGGTTTCGGCATCATTGCTTTTGCTTCTTTCATCAACCTTTTAGACTCGGCAATTAAACCCTTGGCTTCTGCTTCCATGCGTTCTGCTTGTGCCATAAAGTCTCTTGCTAAAACATCATCATTCATTGCAAGATTAGGATTATCAGCATTTGTTCCCATAGTAGGTTCTGGTCTTACTTGATCTCCAATTAGACCTTCTTTTCTACGTCTGACATCTGCTGGATCTTGTAATCCTGCTGATGCATCTGCTTCTGCAAGTTTGCGAGTTGCTTCTTCGCCTGCTTTCATTTCAGTTAAGATTTTATTCAACTCATCTAAACGAATCTGTTGATTAGGGCCAGGTGTCATTACGATATCTTCGCAACGAACCTTTTTTAGCATTCCTTCTGCGTGTAATACTTGAAGGATACGATCACCTGATCTAGTGTGAGTTCGGTTTAGTGCGTCTGCAAGTTCTTCACTGTTTTGACCGATGTCACTTTCAATAGTCTCCATCATTGGATCGTGGATATTTTGATTTAACAACTGTGTATAGGCTACTAAACACATGTGTTCTTCATTTGGTACTTGACGGAAAATTACTGCGACCTTACGATCACCGTGTTTTCCTACGTGTCTTAAAAAACTCATTATATAATTTCTCCTGTAAGATTTTTACATTAACAATAATATTTAATGCGAATTGAAGTGATGAAAATATTTTTAGAAGGTTAATTTGCCCGTTTTATCAACTTGGCATGTTTCTTGTTAAACTTCTTTTGTTTTTTCTTTGGTAAAGGATGCAGTAAACATTTACCGCATTTAGTTCCTATAAGATGGTATCTGTCTAGTTCACCTTCTCTTACGGCGTGACAGATACATTTAAACATTTACGACCAAGTAAGTTCAAATTGAACTGCTTCTTTTGGATCTTCAAATGCATAATTTTTTTGATAGTAAGACATAAAATCATTATTGTTGTCAGAAATGTTTTGAACTAATGTGAAACGACCATGCAATCTTTCAAGCACCCATTCAAGGTTTTCAGAAGTCGAAGGTGTTCTTGCGATTACAAAATGTACAGGTACCTGTCCTTTAAGAAATCGATTCTTTTGCCATGTATCTAAATTAATGTTTTCAATTTTCATACTATATGATCTACCCTAGACTTTTTTGCCGTGTGCGTTTTGCCACTTTTTGTTTTGTACTGTTGTGTTATACCTTTGCTACCTTCAGTAGAAAATATTAACAATACGATTACTAATAGGCCTAATATTAGGCCCGACGATAGAATAACTGCCTCTATCATTTCTTTTTATCCTCACTTAATTCGTATATTAATTCCGCCTGTTCTAATAACTTACTTAGAGCAGGATTATTTTTAGAAACTTCTAATATATCTCTGAACTTATGCCAACGTTCATAGAACTTTTTTTCTTCTAGCATTTCAGGATTTTCATAAACCTTTTTTCTTTGTGCCATTTCATGTACACCTAACGGTCTTGCATACACTGTGTTACCTCCGTCTGGTGATTCGTAAATGAACTTATCCTCTGGACCTGCATCTGCAGGTCTGTGAGGTTCTAAATGTTTTTTACTCATGCGGCTTGTTTATGTTTGTGTTCATCATAGATTGCCCAAGTACCGAAAGGGGGATTCGGCTCAGGGTCACCATGAATGATCCATGTAGTATCGCAATAGTTTTCATCGCCCCAACTACCAAACGGGTAACCATCTGTGAATACGATTAGACGATTGGGCACACGACCTTCTTCTTTAAGATGATTAAAGATACAATCAAAGTCAGTACCTCCACCACCATAGATTTCATAGTCAGTAATATCATCTAAGTTATCACTATCGAATGTTTGAGGATTGTACACTTCAGTATCGAAACAATGTACATGAATTTTGTAGTTAGTAAACACTTCCATAATACCCTTAATCTCTGAAAGGAAAAAGGTACCTTGTTCAGAACCAATAGATCCTGACATATCTAAAAAGACATCAACGTCAATCATTTCACCTGGAGTCATACCTGGCATGATTGCATCCTGATGCCAACCCCTACGAGAAGGTTTGATGAATGAATAGTCATTGTTCATTGTGCTAGTTAAGTTAGCCTGAATAATGTCGTCCCAGGGCATAACAGGTGCTGTCAAATCTTTAACTAAACGTTCAACACCTTTGGGTAATGAACCTGCTTCAGCACCTTGTGCGGCATTGATGATTGCTTCTTTCATCTCCTGCTTGAGTGCATCCTTTTCTTCTTTAGACATTTTGACTGGGCCGGGCTTGTCACCATCTTCGCCATCACCATCACCAGCGCCTGCTGAGTCACCATCTATATGCTCATCAAGCAATTGGTCAAGCAATTGCTCAACGTCAATAACTTCTGCATTCTCATACAGAATGTCATAGACTTGCTCTGCTGACATACGGTCATATTTGTAGTCATACAAGCAAGGGACAGTAGTGATGAACTCACCAATGTTATGATTTTTCAAGTCTGCATTGACACAATAGTCATCAGCAATGTTCCATAGTTGAGGATCCCTAGTACCTCTACGATCCATGTGATCATAAACTACGTGGAGTACCTCATGTGCTACAAGAAATTCTACTTCCTTCTTCTTTAGCATCATAATGAAACGTGAGTTGTAGTAAAAATGCTTGCCATCAGTTGCGGCAGTTGGACACCATTCATCAGCATTGATGAGTGTCAAACGTGTAGCAAGATTACCAAAGAATGAATGTCTGAGTAAGAGTGCAATACGGGCAGTGATAAGACGATCACGGGCTTCTGCATCTACTTGAGGGTCTGTAGGACCTACTAGATGAGCCAGTTTGCTCTCTTTGTCGTTGTTAGTTGTTGAAGAATTCTTAGTCATGTGTCAGTTCCGTTTGTCTAAAGTATTTAATTATTATACTACCTTTTGGGAGACATGTCAACCGAAAAGTTCGGGAAAGTGTAAGGAATGTCTCGGACCTTACACTCTCCCAGGTCAGCAATTTTAGTTGCCAGCCTCAACAATGTAGTTACCATAACGTTTATGGAAGTCATCAAAGTTCTTCAATTGAGAAGGTTCGATTGGTAACTTGTAAGTTTTAAGTGCAACTTTTGCACCCATGACCACTAACTCTGTTTCAAAGTTAGCCATGATGTAACCAAAGAAGTTGTCACACATTTCGTGGAACTTCTTGTTATCGACCTTATCAGTCTCAAGGGCAGTCTTAAGTTCATAGCACATTGAGATAGTCAAAGAATACATTGCAGAGATTTCTTTAACATCTAAGTCCTTGACTTTACCTGACAAGATATCAGATGGGTTGGGCATTTTACTAGCAATCTTACGATGTGCTACAAACTTAGTAGCAAGACCCTCACCAACAGTACCTGCAACAAGATTATAAAGAGTCTCAGAATCGATATCTTCATCTTGTAGTAATTGAGACACAAATGTCCATGTACGCGGTGTAGCAAATGCACGTGAAGAAGACTTAGGATCAAAATCATACAAGTCTTGTTTAGCAAATGACAAGTAACCAACTACATCTTCATGCACTTGATTTTGGATAGCCCAATTCTGCCAAGAAGCAAAGTCAGGACGCATTTCTAAGTGAATGAAACGATTAGCAAGGGGCATCGGCATACGATATGTAACACCTTTATCAGAGTCCCTGTTACCAGCGGCTACGATATGAACATTCTTAGGAAGAA